GCAAAACGTATCTCCCCGCCCGAAACGGTGACAGTGACCCACGAAAGCCCAATGACTCGCGGTATTGGTAGCCAATGACAACGGCTGAAGCACAAACTAAAACGCCGCTGTTGGGGGCCTTGTACCCACGCCTTCACACACCCTGGTTAAACACTAAAACCCGTGGTAATGAGATTGCTGAGTTAGCCGAACGCATTGGCCAGCCATTATTGCCTTGGCAAAAATTAATTCTTGATGACATGTGCGCTATTGATGATGATGGCAAGTTTATAAAAAAGTCCAGCCTGTTTATTTGTGCCCGGCAAAGCGGTAAAAGCCACATGTTACGTATGCGCGTGCTGGCAGGGCTGTTTTGCTTTGGTGAGCGCAATATCTTGATCATGAGCAGCCAGCGGCGTATGGCTGAGAAGTCACTAGAAATCATTGCCGACATAGTGGCCCGTAATGACTTTTTGCTGGCACAAGTCAAAGATGGCAAGATTGAAAACGCCTACCGTAAGAGCAATGGCAAGGAACGGCTGATATTGGAAAGCGGTGCGCTACTTGAAGTGGTTGCGGCCAATTCTGATTCCAGCCGTGGTTTAACCGCTGATATGTTATGGATTGACGAGCTGCGTGAGGTCAATGAAGCGGCTATGGATGCCAGCAAGTCCACTACCTTAACGCGGCCTAACAGCCAGCGTTTTTATACGTCAAATGCCGGGGCGGCTGATAGCGATGTATTGCTACATATGCGCGAAAGGTCCATGGCCAAGCCACCTAAGTCATTGGGCTTTTATGAATATAGCGCTAGCGAAAATTGTGACATTTGGGATCGCAATGCGTGGGCGCAAGCCAATCCGTCATTGGGCCTATTGATCAGCGAGGAAGCCATTGAGGAAACTATTGCTACTAGCACCATCATGGCCGCACGTACTGAAACCCTGTGCCAATTTGTAAACACAGGCATGACTAGCCCGTGGACACCTGGCAGTTGGGAGGATTTGGCCGATGCTGAAATGGTTATGACCCCAGGTATGCAAATGATGTTTGCTTTTGACGTTGATCCGCACACTAGGCGCTCAGCCAGCCTTGTAGCCGGTGCGCTGCTACCCGATGGCCGTATTGGTTTGGCGCTAGTTAAAACCTGGACCAGCGAGATAGCGGTGAACGAGCTGCAAATTGCCGTGGACATAAAAACCGAGGCAGACAAATGGCATCCCCGGTTAATTTTGCACGATTCCTATACAACCGCTGCTATTGCCGAAAGGTTAAAGAATTCAGGGCTTATGGTTGAGGCTTGTGTAGGGGCGCAGTTTTATACCGCATGTTCAACCTTTAAAGATGCCATAGATAACAAGCGCGTGGTTCATGGGGTGCAAGATGAGTTGGATCAACAAATGCTAAACGTAGCTAGTTCAAGTAAGGACTCAGGTTGGCGTATTGTGCGCAAAAAATCACAGGGTAGCGTAGCCGCCCCAATCGGCATGGCAATGGTTGTGCTGCACCTTTCCAAGCCAATCAGTGAGGCCAAAATCTACATTTAGACACGCCGTAGGCATCCCTGTTGGTGCTTTACAAACTGCGAAAATTGCCGTATGGGATTACTTGAAACCTTTGGCATCCGCAGTAAAGATAAAGTGCAGGTTGATGCACAATTAGCGCCTGCCATTATGTCGGATCGTTTTGGCGCTGGTCAATATAGTTATGGCGGCTTGTATAACAATGGTTACGGCGCAGGTTTTATGGATCGCGCAACAGCGTTGCAAGTTGCAACCGTATCTAGGTGCAGAAATTTAATCTGCGGTGTAATTAGTTATTTGCCTTTGGAGTTATACAAAAAATCTACGGGCCAAAAATTACAAAGCCCGTTATGGTTGGAGCAGTTTGATATACGCCAACCGCGTGCAGTTACCCTTGCTTACACAGTTGATAGTTTAATTTTCTATGGTGTTGCTTATTTACGCGTTACTTCATTGTATGCCGATGATGGCAGGCCTTCAGGTTTTGAGTGGGTTGCAAATACTCGTATTACAGTTACAACCGATCCAAAAGGTTATGAAGTTGCTTATTACGCAGTGGATGGACAGCGCGTACCAATGTCAGGTATTGGATCACTTGTAACGTTTCAATCTTTGCTACCCGGTGTATTAGAAACTGGTGGCCGTACAATTCAGGCAGCACTTGATGTACAAAAGGCAGCCGCCGTTGCAGCAGCAACTCCGATGCCCACCGGCATTATCCGAAACCAGGGAGCTGACCTTCCTGAAGCACAGGTGCAAGGTTTGTTAGCGGCTTTCAAATCCGCTAGGCAAAATCGCAGTACTGCTTATTTAACTAGCACTTTGGATTACCAAACAGTTGGTTTTTCACCTAAAGACATGACCTACAACGAAAGCAGCCAATACCTTTCAACGGAAATAGCCAGGCTGATGAACGTACCGGCTTTTATGGTAAGTAGCGATATGAACAACAGCATGACTTATCAAAACGTTTTGGATTCTAGAAAAGAATATGTGGCTTATTCACTGCAACCTTACATTTGTGCAATAGAGGAACGCCTTAGCATGGATGATATAACCGCACACGGTAATGTCGTAAAGTTTGCAGTTGAAGAAACGTTTTTGCGTGCAGACACAATGACACGTTTGGCCGCAATAGAAAAATTGCTACAACTTGATTTGATTGACGTTGAGCATGCACGCGAAATGGAAAATATGAGCCCTTACGGAATAGGAGACAATGATGCATTTAACGTTTAGCGCATCTATTACTGCAAGCGATACCGAAAGCCGCATGATCTCAGGCATGATTGCACCTTATGGCGAAGTTGGTTACACCAGCGCTGGTAAAGTTGTATTTCAAGAAGGCAGCATAAGCGTGCCTAATATAGATAAAGTTAAATTGCTAATGGCGCATGACAATTCAAAAGTTGTTGGCCGCATGCGCACAATGGAATCAAAGCGTGATGGTATGTACGCTAGTTTTTCTGTAAGCCGTAGCACTGCAGGTTCAGATGCAATTTTGCTAGCCCAGGAACAGTTGATGGATGGCCTATCCGTTGGTGTGGAAGTATCTGCATCAGAGCCAAAAGGTGACTACCTCCTGGTGACGGCTGCGACTTTGCGTGAGGTATCGCTTGTTGAATCAGCGGCATTTACCTCAGCAGCCGTGCAAAGTATTGCCGCAAGCGAAAGCGAAGCGGTAGAAGTACAAACCCAACCAACCGAAACAGAAAGCGAGGCGTCTGTGACTACAGCCCCCGAAACTCCAAATGAGGATCAGACAGAGGAAGCGGCTGCACCTACAGTAGAAGCAGCTCGCAAAATCATTCTTCCTTCAGCACTAAACAGCCAAAGAGTACGTACACCTATCACAAGCATGGGTACATACACAGAGCACAAAATCAAAGCAGCGTTAGGTAACGAAAATTCAAAATTATACGTAACTGCAGCAGATGATAGTTATACAACTAACCCGGCATTTAATCCAACTCAATACCTATCTGAGTTTATTAGCAATACACGTTTTCCACGTAGCGCCATTGATGCGTGCAGCCGTGGCGTATTGCCACCAACAGGTAACACAATAAACGTGCCTGCACTTGTAGATAGCGAAGGCGGTTTATCAGGTGTAGCACCTACTGTAACTGTTGAAGCCGAAGCAGGCGCAGTATCAAATACCGGCATGGTTACTCAGTATTTATCTGGAACTGTGTCCAAGTACAGTGGCATGAATACGCTGAGCGTGGAATTGCTGGAAAGAGCGGATAATCCTAATTTCTTTGCTGAACTTACAAACCAATTAGAAGTTGCGTATATGAATGCAACAGATTCCGCAGTAATAACTGCAATCAACGCAACAGGTTTTCCTAGCACAGGTGTTGCAGCAACAGCGGCAGGTTTAATTTCATACACCGCTGAAAGCACAGCCAACGTTTACAAAAATAGCGGATACTTTGCGCAAAACTTTGTAGGCAGCACAGGTATCTATAACTTGCTACTTGGTGCAGTAGATACAACAGGCCGCCCAATTTTCAACGCCTACCAACCAAACGCAGCAGCACTAGCCAACGCAGCAGGTATGGTCAGCAACAATTCTGTGCGTGGAAACGTACTTGGGTTGGACTTGTACGTGGACCGGTTTATGCCATCAGGTGTTGCTGATAACTCAGCATTTATTTTAGCCCCTGAAGCGTTTACTGTTTATGAAAGCCCGCAGGCATTTATGTCTGTTAACGTTGTAAGCAACCTTCAGGTGCAAGTGGCAATTTACGGATTTATGGCAACGATTGCCAAAATTCCAAATGGTATCTGCCGTCTAAATATCTCATAAATCCCCTAAGAAGTCGGTGGGTCATTAGCCCTTTGACCCACCGACCCTAACAAGTAAAGGAGTACAAAATGGCAGCCACCTACGTAACCGTTGCAGAATTGCGCGCTAACTTGGGTATTGGCACTTTGTACACCGATGCAACCCTTGACGAGGTGTGCCAGGCAGCGCAGGATCAAATCAACTCCTTCCTTTGGTTTGATTCCGCACCTGTCGTAGGAACGGCGCTCGTGTCAAATGTTGCAACTGTTATGTTGGCCAACCCCGGTATTTTTACTACAGGCGAAACTGTGGCAATTACCGGGGCTGGTACAACGTTTAATGGCTCTTACACAATTACAGGCACACTGCCATTTAGTACAGGCACAGCCAATATATTGCCAGCATTTAATATGCAACTTAATTATTACCAAAATCCACAAGGTTACAGTTTTATTCAATATGCAAAAACAGCAGCAGATCAGAATTTTAGGCGCGTGTTACCTTATGGCAAAGCCGAAGGTGCAGACACAAAGAC